TTAAATAATGTGCTGTGGCAGAAGCTTCAAATGTAAAACTGTGATAGCTAAGATCACCTTCATCGTTTGATCCTCCTGCAGAAGTGTATGTGCCTGTAGATACGTCTGTAGCTAAAGCACTTGTTCCTACTGAGACTGCTAAACTAGGACTTATTGCTGTGCCTGAAGTAGAAGCATTTTTCATAGCAAATGAAACCATATATGTTCTACCTCTAGTTAAAGAAAGTTCTTGGTATACAGCACTAGTACCAGAACCTGCTGCTAAAGATAATGCACCTGAAGAGTATGTAGCACTTCCAGTACCTGAGTTAGATGCAGTCCAATTAGTTATGTTACTTGTAAACTCTCCATTGGTTGTTAGTTCTGTAGGTACTAAAACAAAACTATCCCAATCTATTGTAGAAGCTGCTGTAGTAACTGTATATTCTTGTATACCAGCAGTTAAAGCCTGTGTGCCTGAAGCGTATAGATAAGACCACTCTACTTCTGAAGTGGCTATATCTCTTATAGATTTATTTACATTTTCTTTTACTGATGTCTGTATTCCTACTGTAGCTGCTGCAGAACTTAAATCTGCAGAGGTAGCCAATGTAGGTTCATTTAATTCTGTTAATACGTTATTTACTAGTGTAAGAAATGTAGCCATGTTTTGCCTATGTTGTTAGAGGATTGTATATCAGCTCTACACCTGCTATTGCTGTCACTGTGCTTGCTGTTCCTGCTGTGACTGTTACTTTGTCACCTGCTTCTAATACTAGAAACATATCTGTTAGACTTATATACCCTTCTCCGTCTATAGACTTAGAACCTGTAATAGGGTAGTAGGTAGTAGCTGAAGAGTCGTACCATTCTAGCATTGCTGTTCTTCCTGATGCGTCTACATTGCCTACGTTTATAAATCTTACAATCCCTTTAAAATTGCTAGGACAAGTATATACATCTGTCCTGCTTGTATTTCCTGGTGTTGCTGCTGCTGAGATAAATGTTGACTCAGCCATGTTTTAATCTATGGTATATAAACCACCCTATCGCAACATTAATAGGTAATAGGCTTAGAAAAACTGTGTATTCTTGTAGCTTAAAAGAAGCTATCCCTAAATACAAAAAAAGCACCATGAAAATACATAGGCTTATTTTGAGTAATTCTATTCCTACTGTTTTAATCACTATTCTACTGTTTCGTTATCTTGAGTAGAAATTTCTATTGTTATAGCTTGTGATTCTGGAATATCAGCGTTCAACATAATTCTTGAACTACCACATCCTACTAGAAAAACAGAAACTATAAAAACTAAAAATAAATTCTTCATAATTTTTCCTTGTGTAAAAGGCAGGGGGTACTCAATACCCCCCACCAAAGACATTATCTAGGCATATGTATCGCCAGACTCATCGTCACCTTGACCATCAATGTCAACTAAAATAGCCCATACTCGGACTTTAGAGTTAACATTAGCAGTAGCAACAGTTACATCTAGTGTATCTGCTGCTGCATAAGTAACAGCAAGTTCAGCAAGAGCATCACCTGAAGTCATTTGACCTGCAGATTGAGTAGCAGCAGCAACATAAGTTACTGTGCCATCGCCTAATGCCAAAGTACCAGTTCCAGTACCTGCAGTGATCACATCGATCCCTGCACTTAGTACAACAGAATTAGCTGGTACGTTAATTGCTTGATAGACATCTCCACTAGTTAAAGCGGTAGATGTGCCATCAATAACAGTTGATTGTGCGTAAACTTTAGGTACTCCTCCAGATGAGGCGTGCCCTTGTCCAGTTCCAGCACCAGTTTGTGTTAAAGTAGCCATTTATCTTCCCCCTTAATCTAATTTAACGTAGGCTTGAGCTATGGATTCAGTTCTAAGAACTTTCCTACCATAAACATGAAGACCACGAACAATATCAGCAAAAGATTCTGTGTCTCTCACTACTTCTGTTTTTGCAATTTGTGAAGCTGTTGCAACACCGCCTTGGTGTCCAGCTAGAACAATATGCACGTCAGAAGTACTAGCAGCAGGCATGTTGTTAGACTTATAAAGTCTAAAGCCATTTACTAGTTGTGGAACAACTAAACCATTTCTAACTTGAGATTTGCTTCCTTCTTGTAGGAAGTTAGCATCAAGTAGTTTAGAACTAGTTTGCTGTAGCTCTTCAAAGAATCTTGGAGCAGCTACTGCCCACCTGTTGTCTGTAGGAACGTTCCCATCGTCTAAAAGTCTGCCTAGACGAGCAAGTACGTTTACAGGATCAACTTCGTCAGTGTCGAAACCAGTGTCGATTGAGTTTGTTGCGTGGTCAGCACCATACGTATTGCCTGATGTGACTTGTGATTGAATGTTAGATAGAACTTCACTATCGTAGGTGTCTTTAAGTGTGTAGGCACCTGCTGATGTAGCTAGAGTTTCAAAATTGATGTGTCCTTGTCTTTCCTCAATGTCATCTACTTTAAAAGCAAATGCATTAGCTTTGTCGACTGTTAATTGAATTTCATCGTCAGCTAAGTCTTGAGTATTTACAGAGGAACCTCTAGTATACGCAGAAACTGTGATAGTGGGTTCTTTTATGATTCTAACAGTGTCGCCAAAATTTTCTATTTCTCCGAAGTAGTCAGTGTTGGTAATATCCTCAACAACTGAAGCCTTTCGGAAGAATTTAAGAACTTTTTGACTATAGATTTCAGGTAAGAAATTACCTGAAGGCAGGTTGGTATATCCTGCGGCAGTTGAGATAGCCATAATTGAATCCCCTTATAGTTAAAGTTAATAAATTAACGGATTCTACCCTCTCTTCTTGCTAAGTCGATTTCCTTTTCGTACTTTTCAAATTCGTGAGGTTTCATCCGTCTGATTTCCTCAGCACTCCACTCTTTCTTGCCTTTGGCTGGTTCCGACTTCTTTTTAGTAGGAACAAAGTCAGCAGCAGTATTAGTGGCTTGCTTTTTTGATGTACGAGAAATACCTTTATCGGCTTTATATAAATCTATAACTCTAGCAGCCCATTTAGCGTCAGTGTTATTTTTAGTAACTCCATCTGCTATGGAAGGTGGTTGTTCTTCTAGCCAAGTAATAAATTCTGCTTCTGCTTTAATCTGCATAAAATCAGGATGTAGTCTAAGAAGTTCCTGTTCTGCCTTTTCTTTAGTTAGGCGTTGTCGGTCTCCTTGTAAGTCCTTAATTTCATCTTGCAGAGCTTTGGTTTTATTCTCAGCTTGAGAATGAGCCACAGTCTCAATAACATTATATACATCAGGATATTGCTCTTTGAATTGTGTTAATTCTTCAGGCGTTTTAGGTGGTACATACTTAGTACCGCCTCCTGATGCTTGTTTTGCCAAGTCTAAGAGCTCTTGTTCTTTCGATTTGTGCTCTTCTACTTTAGCATCATAATGCTTTTTTAAATCATCGTACCTTTTTTTGTAGTCATGTTCAGGTTGTTCTGATTTGGTAGTCTGCTCTACAAAGCTTTCTGATTCTTCCGTGGAAGTAGCTGCTTCTGGAATTTCTTCTTCAGCAGGGTTCGGTTCTGGATCAGGATCGTCTAGCTCTTTTCTGTAAGCTCCTTGATATGGAGCTGGTTCTAAATTTTCTTCTTCCTTTTCGAGTGTTTCTTCGTTCATTTTTACCTCATTGGGGGCTTTACTTTCTCCGTAAAGGTAGCCCATTCAGTTATTAAAGAGACAGGGTTGCTTTCGCAAGTAGCTGTCAACTAAGTGTTGGGTCTTTCACCAACTGACATAAGACCCCTGTTGTTCATCGTTTCGAGAACATTAGGACCTATATATTCTGTTAAATTCTTTGGTATAATGTATTCACCATTGTGCACATTAACTGGAACTTTACCTCCAGATTTTAGATTCTTGCCTGCATCTGTAGCAGCTCTTGAGAGCATACGATCTATAGTATCTTTACCATAGAGGGCTACTGCAGGCTGAGAGAGTACGTAATCTCCCTCTTTTAAAGTCATAGGAACATCATCTGCCCTTGCAGATGGCGGAGCTTTGCCTTTTTTGTTGACAAGTCCATAATTACCTTTATTATACTGTACATTTCCACCCTTGTCAAGCAAAATTTTCCCACCTTGCCTTGCTCCATAATTAAAATCAGAGATAGTACCAATATCATACCCTGAATCTGTTAAAATTT